GAGACTTTTTCCTCGATCTGTTGCAAAGAAATACCCTGATCCAACAAAGTATTATATTGATCCACAGAGAGGCCCAGTTCTAGTGCTTGGGCATAGTCCGCGGAGGACACATCATCGCGAAAGTCGTCAGCCATTGTTCACTTCTCCTATACTATAAATAGAGGCAAGAACAAAATGGTGCTGCACAAATATTTGTGACTTATTATGGCTTGAATCTAGCCTCTGAGGAGTTCTTTGACTGGAATTGGGCCCAGTCATATCGTACCTTGAGGGTCACCTCGGACAGATCATCATTACTGTAGTCAAGCTCGCTAAAGTCGATTTCCTTGATCCAAGCATGCTGGAGGGTCCAAGTTTCTAGTGGGTTGCCTTTTTCGTCTATCTGCTGAATCGTAATCGCTCCAGTGGCACCGATAGCACCGGCCTTTGAAATAGAACTTAGTTCGCCATCCGCATCTGGCTGGCCTGGAATGTTATATCCAGAAGCTTCCATGAAAGACAGAAGACTATCGGCGATATCCGGATCTGTTGGATCAACCAAAGTTATGCTGACCTCATTCCATTCGGCTCGTGCCGGCCAATAGAAGCTATGGTTCAAATAATCGTGCTTTGCCTCGGTCAAAGTAACTGTAGGCCGATTCGCCTTCTTTGCCATCCAGAGCATTCCGCCCCCAAGATTCTCCATGGTAACTTTAAACCTAAACCCTCTTTTGGGATCGGCGTTCGGAGCATTGGTCCAAAAATTTGTATTACTTGTTGCCATTACTAGTTTTTCTCCTCAATCTATTAATAAATAGTGCGAGGGCCGGAAAAGCCCCCCTTAATTTTGCTAGTCGTTGAATGATGCTCCGGATTTTGTGATGATGAAGTCAATCGCAATAAATTCGATGGCACGAGTTGGCTTAATATAGATCTTGGCATACATGATGTTCTGATCGATCAAGTCTGGTGTGGTTGTGGTACCATCGAGAATGACTCTGTAGTCATCAACACCGAATCGGATTTTGACATCGGCCAAGAAAGCGTCTGCCCGTCTCTTGAATCCATCCCAAGTTTGTCTGACATTGGGCTGGAACAGGGTTGTTGATGAAATCAGCGAAATTCCCTTCTTGACATACAGCATGAGTCGACGGACATTGATTCTATCAAGGGCCGACCTCTCTGCTTGCAGTGTCTTCTGTCCGAAGACGACGATGCCTTCTCGCGGGAAGCTTGCGATTGGGTTAATGTTCATGTCGTAAAGATCATCACGGTTTTGTGAAGTCAGTCTGGTCTCAACACCGGTGACGACAAGCCCCGCAGCACCTTGTGACAAGCCACCTCGCTGGAATCCAGCAGGAGCAAACCAAACATCGGCTGTTCTTTCTGTGTTAGCCATTGTTCCCAAGGCAACAACTGAAGGCGGCACCTTAATATATGTTCCGTTAACGCTGTCTCGTATGGTAACCCAAGGATAGTAAGCACAACCATAACTGTTGTTCAGGTTACGAGCCTTGAATGTTGTGAGTGCCTGTGCCAAGTCGCCTTTGCGAGAAGCAATGGTGCTATTTGACTCGTGACGAGGCTGAAAGCCGTTCTCGATATCAATGATTCCAAGAGCATCTGCTCTTTCTTCACAAACATCAATGAGATATTTGGTAAGAGTTGGCTCTGTAAGGCCAGGCATACAGATTGCATTACACTCGACAACCTCTGCATCGGCGACCGTATTGATTGCTCGCTTAACAGTGTTATAAGCATAGTTTGAAATCTCGTTCGTTGCGTCGTCGAGACGGCTGTTTCGGAATGGGTTACGCTCTCTAATGTCAACACCATCGAATCCGCCGAACATTGGTGCCGAGAATCGATTGATTCTAGAATCGAGAATATTCTGGTATCGGTTGTTGGCAAGGTTGCCAGCGGTACTAACAGGCAGGGCATTCCAAGAAACTGCATCGGTGCCATCGGCGGGATTTAAGTTACCGGATGCCCAGCTTGCGCTCAGAATGAGCTTGGTTGGGTTGGTGCCGGTAAAGTTGGTAGCACAGGAGCAGGAAATCTCATCCAAGGAGAATACCCATTGTGGCTCCATGTTTGTTCCATATCCGCTTATATCCCAAGTATCAGTCCAAGAAGATTGTATATCTTCGCCTAGAGATCTCAGGTAATCAGGATAGCCGGCATCGAACACTACGCTGGTACTTGATTTACCGGTGTGAAGGCCATAGAATGCATTCTTTGTTGCAGTAGAATTATCTTGTACATCAGTCACTCGTATGCCGGCTGCTGGGAATTTGATGCTTGCTGTTCCAAATGTATGGACCCATTTCGCGGCGCCGACGTCGCCGACAGAGGCAAAACGGCCGGCTATGTCGACACCAGTCGACCATTTGGCGGCGGCGTCAGGAATACTTCCTGATGTCTGCATCCAGCCTGTTCCGGTGGTCCAGCCGGCAGCTACGTCGACTAGTGTACCAGAATGGAATGACGCACCCTTCAATCTCGGAGGGCCATAAACACCGAATGGCAACAATGATGGATCGGCCGCACCCATGGCAACATCATCTTCAAGAATAACTCGAACATATTTAGAACGATTAGGATAATCTCCAAAGGTACGATATCGATTCTCATCAGTGTCCCAGTCGCGATATGTGTTGCCGATCTTGACACCAATATAATCGAAAGAAGAAGGGTCAAGGTTACAGCCACTGTACTGCTCTATAATCTCTGGCGCTTGGTCGTTGTCGCCAGCTTTTCGCAGGAGAACATCAAATGTACCATACTTGACATTATCATTAGAAGGTGCTCGCACATTTGCGATTGAAATCTTGATATTGTTTTGTAGCCACTCTCCGTGACCGTTGATGCCGGCAAACTTGAACAGTTTTGTCATATTGTCGTATGCATAGCTGGATGTATCTGCGGAAGCAAACTGTGAAAAGAACCAGCCTGACTGGGGATCCCGATAGCCAAACTGCTTATCGTGTTGTCCCAGATCAGAGCCAGAACAAACTGCCGCGATCATTCCATATCGGACTGCGGCTGTATTAAGGGATTCTTCTGTCAAATGTCTCTCATAAGTCTCGCCGAGCCAATAGCTCTTTGTGCTGCTCTCTGTCAAGCTTGTCTCGGTGGACTTAATTGGGTTAGTGTTGAACATCTTGCGAATGAAGTTGTCGCTATCAGGGTCGAGGCTGAAAGTTATCTTCTCTTCGTTCACCGGCTGAATTGGGGCAACCGCCGGTTTCGGGAGATCAACGGTGTCATTAAGCATACGAATCGTGAACTGGCCAGAAGCATCAGAACGGATAGGAGCACCGGTGCCTTCTCCTACTCCAGCATCGACCATTGTTCCCGTCAAAACAGGGACGGAACCGTTATCGCAATAAAAGATTGCAGCGAGTGAACCAGTAACCAGTGAATTGCCGCCTTGCACGGAGCCTAGGGCGCCTGGTGACGATGAAGACGGGAACACGAACAGACCCATTGGGCCACCGTTACTCGCCCTGCTTGGGTTGGGATCGTTTGCAGTAACCCAGCCGGCTCCACCGTTGCCGTCTGCCTGTGCATGCTCTGTGCCCATAAGTCGGACGAAAGTCACAGGACCAACACCTGCCCTCAAATAAGCCTGAGCGGCATATGCTCCATAAGTCGGAGATGAATAGTTGCCATCTCTCCAAACATCATCGGAGGCGCCGTTGCCGGCAATAGGGTTGCCAAATATATGAACAAATTCTGAGAAGGATCCTACCTTCACCGGAATCATTCCTGGCCCCTTTTCCGCTCGTCCGATGATGACCGGCCCAACAATTGTGGGCAGGGCAGGAAGATATGATTGGTCAACCTCTTTCAGGAAAATTCCTGGTGATACAAATCTAAACTTTTTAGCGTCAGCCATTATGTGCGTCTCCTTAACTTCTGCGATTGCAGCATTTTCACTTAATAAATAGTACTGTAGGGAGGCAAAATCCTTTTACTCTCGGTAAAAACCTTTGCCCTCGTCTTTCTTTTTGAGATAGGTATTGATGTCGCCAACAATAACTCTTTCTCTGGGTATTTTTACTTCGACAACATTTTCTTCAATAGAAACCTTTGGCTTCTCATCGTTGGGCCCTTCGCCCATCAAATATCCAAGTATCTTAAGATCAATATTCGTCTCATAACTCTTCTCATCTTCGCCCAGTTCAGCAATGTTATTTGTCTGACCGAAAGAGCCCTCGATAAAACCCTCGTATCGATGTCCTTCATGGGAGATAAAAAAACTATTCATTTGTCCTGTTCTCGTAACAAAGGGTTGAAACACATCATTCATTTGCTGGACATACTCTGTCCTTATTTTAAGCGAATACATAACCTTTACATAGACAGGCACGGGCAGATACTTTGTCTGCATCACGACCCTGCTTTTATCTGCCTTGTCGGTTGGGAAATTTATCTGTCCATGGCCGACAGGCAGGCTATCGGGAGAACCATGTTGTCTTGCAGACCAAGCATTTTGAAAATTCGAAGTCTTATCGTGCTTAATAACTTTGGCTGCTGGCAAAGTTATTCTCCTTACTCCGCCAGAATCTGGAACATGAGCCTGAAACCCCCCTTTAAATGCTGGATCTTTCTCTACAGAAGTTCTCTCTATTGTGATAAGAGGAAGCTTCAAGGCGCCTTGCGAATCTCTTAGGTTTTGGTCATTCTTGATCTGAAATGCTCTTTCCGCGGAAACCCAAATGATCGGAACTTTCTTCCATCCTTTGTTGGAGTTAACATGGATGTTTAGCTCTTCTTCCGCGAATCTATATAAAGCTCGGTCGATGACCTCCAAGGTTGAGGGCATAAACTCTATTTCTTTTATTATGCCATTTGCTCCTTGTACTTCTGTAAATGAATAATCAGGTGGCATCGAATAGTCCCTCTCTTGCTCTCACACATTTAGCAGATATTTCCAGTAAGTGATCGATCTGGCCAAACAATTGTTTTGGTTCTGACAAAGTAACTATCTCGTAGTATATGCTTCCGTACAAAACAAAATCTCCTTCCCTCACATAGAGGTCTTGATCCTCTGTCAACCTCCGTTTGTGGAAGTGAACAGTAATATTTGATTCCTTGTCCAATCCAATATTTGAACTATACTTTGTGTTTATACCCTCGAACTCAACAAGAGCATGAACCCGAACTGGTGGAAGAAAAGTTTTCTTTAGTGCCTCACCATAGAGATCATGGTAGTTTGTCCTTTCAATGTCGATTGGATAATAAGCTATAGTTTGTCCTATTACTCTTTCGATAAGCTCATCGTTGACTTGCTTTACGAGATCTCTTTCTTTCTTTCCTAAGAACAGCGGAGGGGGAGGTGCTGATGGCTGATTCCATTCATTACTCATATCTCACCTCCTATCCTTGGTAAATCAACATTGGGACTTCTTGCTGAACTGTGTCTATTGCGGTAATCATTGCAGCATCTTTTTCTGCGAGGGCCTTGTAAGTCATTTCGTCGAGGATCGTCTTGAGTTCCTCTTTGAGTGCCGTCTGTTCTTCTTTTGCCTGTGAGAGTAGGTCAGAGGCGTTTAAGGTCACAGATTCGCCCGGTATGGGTATGGCCCCGAATTTACCCCTAACTTGTCCTAGGACCTCCTTAGAGAGTGCTATGGCGTAGTTTCTA